GATTTTGGTAGTGAACCAACATCTGAATCTGCGCAAATTGCAGCAAAACGCATACTTGCGCGTGAACAAAGAGCTATAGATGCAGCAAGTGCTGTTGCGAACGCTTCAGAAATATCTAAACTTCTTCGTCGCCACCCAGCTCCTGTACCTGTTGAGTACATTGATTACGCTCTCAACACTTTCGATCCGATGAATGGTACTTTATTGTCTGTTTCTAATCTACCTACAACTGCTGCAGCCTCTGTCTGCACCGCTGCGTCTGTAACAGCAGCAGTTGTCAATCCTATCCTATCCAAAACTGCAACTAATATATCCAAAATTGATGGCAAGCAATTAGGTGCAGCTACTACGCGACTGTTGGATTCTACCACAATTGCGACGCAGACTACTCCGATTACACCATCTGCTGCAAATGCGAATACTCCAAGTAATGAAGTGTTGAATAGCAGTATCGGTTCACCTCCACCGGTGTTGTATTTTTATGGATATAGTGAAGATGGTATTACAGCAACAAATACAGTTCAAAATATCCGTCGAGTTCCGGTATGTGTTGCCTCAGTAGGATTTAACTACCCAAATGATGTTGACTATATACCAACACTCGATGGTGTGCCATTCCCAACGGTTATGACGATCGCACTAGAACTAAAAGAAACAAAAGCTCCGTATGAAATTGAGCAATTCTCTCTGGCTGATTTTAAAGCTGGTAAGTTAATAGGCTGGTAACAACATGACAAAGACTCGTTATACATTCGGTGGCACTACTACCTCAAACGCTGTTGGGGTAGGAGTATGGACTCGCAAGCAATTCGATCATCGCTCAGATGATATTACAATCAAGCTAACTGAGCAAACTCGCACTCGATTGAATATTATTACCTATCAGTTGTATGGTGATGATTCACTTGGTTGGTTGGTACTACAATATAATAATATCATTGATCCTGTTGCAGAGTTGTATCCAGGTAAAGTTCTTGTAATGCCACACCCATCAAGAGTAACATAACCAATGCGTATACCAAAACAAACGACAGAGCGCGACGCGCTGCGGTTGCGTGCTCTGTACGGAAACCAGCTGGATAAGTTTCGTTCATACTCGTATTATCACATATTGGCTGTATGTGCTACAAATGGACTTCAAAATGTCGCACCAATATTTGAAAATAATGCAGAAGTATTAAAACTAATCAATACTCCAACTCCAAAGAATGAAGATGGGTATCGAGTGGCGCTTGCAGTTAGTGATTCAGGTGATACACTAGACAGCTACTTCGTTTTGTGTAATGGTATGCAAGATGTTGATTTTGTTGTAGATTCATTGGTACTAGAAACTGTCGTGCAAGGTACTCCAATTTCAACAGGATCACAAGCATTAATTGGTTTAAATGGTGAGATTGTAATCAAGGAACCTCACGGAGTTAAATTTCTCAATGTATATCGCGCCATTTGTACAGAATTAAATACGACAGCTGAAGGGTTGTTGACGATTATCAAGACCGTATTTGTTGGTGAAACACATTCAATTGGTGGACAACCTGCGCGTATTGACACCATCCTTGATATTCCCCCTGTGTATGGTACTATAACTAACTTCAAGATTGGGGTTACAGAGTTAGGTTCTACATACACCGCAATATTCAGTAACTGTGTTGGTGGAATTGCTCACATGCCTGCACTATCTTCATCGTCTAGTGGCATCTTGGTGCAAGGTGGTGGCAGTATACAAGATATGTTAGACTTGGTGGCAAATCGATATACGGAAGATGCTGTTGCAAATTTCAACCGACTCTCGTCAGATATCGCAACAAATAAACATCCGATCAAGTATAGAATCATTATTGATGAATCAATCCAACAGGTACGTGGGTGGTCTACTGATTCGATGAGAAATGCGCGACAAAGCGCAGCTGGTGGTAATCAACCAACGTTGGTTCCACCTAATGTTGCACTCGATGGTGCCATTCAATACATTTTCGATTCGTGTGCCGAATACTTAAAGCAAGCTACAGCAAATACTGTTGATTCTTTTTACTATCGTGTCGTAACATCGTTTGCATCAAGTGGTGATAGTACTGACATTGTGTATCGTATTGTCCCACACTACTTTAATATTCGTAGAGATGTTGTTGATGATATGGTGGCTGCCACTGATGCTGAAAATGCATTGATAGATACACCTGGTGTTGTGATTTATGATTACACTTTCACGGGGAAAAATGTAGATATAGAATCATTCGATATGCAGATTGATGAAGGTATGTCTTACTTTCAAACGATAACGAATATACAAACTATAAGTGATCGGTATCGAGTGGGTACTACTGTTACTACAGGTGCAACTCCGTCAGCTACAGTAGCTACACCAACTGGTGGTGATACAGCTGGAGCTAGGGCTGCAGTGGGTCCAGGTGCAAGCTCAAATCAAACTAGATCGGGTGGCCAAGAGTTGTCCGTACTCAAAGAGCAAAATGATGCGATGTATGCTAGAGTGTGGTCACAAGGTTCGGCTAAGATGGGAGCTGTGGTACGCACCCGTGGTCACTCTGGATGGTTATCAATGTTTGCAAAAAATCCATACAGCGTTGCCACAACAGCGTCCCTCACGTTTGTTGATGAAATTCCGGATGTGTACCTCAATATTAAAATGCCATCTTCTTCATCTACCGTATATCAAAATGCGGGTCCACAAAAGTATGAAAAATTCTGGTACCAAGGTTTGTGGCGCGTGCAAAAGGTATCGAATTCGTTCGACAATAGTGGTGGATTTACAACTACACTTGATTTGTTGATTACTAACTATGCTCAAATTAACGCTCAATCGGTTACTGAGTCTACATCTGGTAGCATTCCACCAGAGGGTCGTGGTGCACAGTCGGTGACGCCAGTACCTGTATCAAGTAAACCTTTTGTTGTTGGCTCAACTAATACACAACCCACTATATCTACGGTATCTAATGCAACGCAGTTGACGCGAAGTTTCACACTTGGCACATTCACCGCATCTCGATACGCCACGCCTGGTCAAAACCAACCACCAACACAGACTATTCTGGATAATGTAACTAATCTTGCAGCTGTGTTACAAGGTATTCAAGATGCTCTGAATATTTCCGTTATTGTTTCTAGTGGATATCGTAGTGCTGCGGTCAACCGTGTGGTTGGAGGTGCTGCAAATAGTGATCATATGTTAGGTGAAGCTGTTGACTTTACCTCGTCAAAATTCACACCAAAACAACTTGTAGATGCAATCATTGCGATGAAAGTTCCGTTTAAGCGATTGATTTTAGAGGAGCCGTCGAATGGTAACCCATGGGTGCATCTCTCCGTATCTCGTACAGCATCAGCCAATGTACGCACAGCATTGCATTGGCGTGGTGTCAAGGGTCAATACTTACCCTATAAAGGATAACCATGAGTAATCTACATGATGATGTTCTTCGTGAACGTGCTCGATCATTTAATGAAACCGCAGGACTTCGTGGTGCTTCGTTTTATGGTGTAACACTCGGTAGAGTAGTTAGTACTGATGATCCACAACAAATGGGGCGACTATTTGTGTTGTGTCCCGACCTTGGTGATCCACCTGACTTAAACCCCTCAGATTTTACTAACTTGCCACCATGCACATACATGGCACCATTTGGTGGAATTACTGAAAGTGATCAATCTCGTGGCCCTGATGATACATACTCACATGGCCCCGTCACGTATGGTATGTGGGCTATTCCCAAACGTGGTGCAATTGTTGGTGTAATGTGCATTAATGGTAATCCCGCTCAACGCGTGTGGATCGGTACTGTGTATGAACAGTATGTTGTTAATACGCTTCCACACGGTAGGTACTTCTACCAAGATCAGGACGGGACAATTCCACATCCAGGTGGTGCACCTTATGGTCCAGTTACAGCAACTGAAAATCCGATTCAACCTCTATTTGATAATCAAACATCTGCTTTCAAGACTCGATTTGGTAATTTTGAATGGCGTACCCGTGGCGCAGATTTTCAAAATACAGCAATTATCGGTGATGCAAGTTACCAACCAAGTCCCTGCTATGTTGAAGACGATAGTAATGTAGATTTCACTCAAGAAGATGGAACTACGATTCACATTGTTCAGGGTATGGTACAGAGTCGCGACAATGAAGGTGCGAATGATAACCAAACATACTCGTGGACGACACCTGGATTTCACTCAATATCTCTAGATGATCGTAAGGTGAACTGTCGAATTAAACTCCGTACTAGTGCAGGCCATCAAATTATAATGGATGACACAAACGAACGCATTTACATCAACACGGCAAAAGGTAATAACTGGATTGAGATTGATGAAGATGGGTGTATTGACATATACAGCAGTGAAAAGATATCTGCAACTGCAAGACATATCAATCTAACTGCAGAAGAAACGATTCGATTGTATGGTAAAACAGGAGTGCACATCAAGAGTGATCGAGATGTTTGCATTCAGGCGGGTACTAAAATCCAAACTACAGCCGGTAGCGACATTGACACTAAAGCTGGGGGACATATTTTTGAAACTACCATTGGCGATCACCATACGAACGTGGGAGGCAATATACACCAACAATCAGCTAGTAACATTGAAATAAAGGCAGCAGGTAATATTCTGGAAACAGCGGGTGGTAATCATGAGACAAAAGCATCTGGAGATCTCAACGAGCAATCAGGCGGTGCAAACAACACACTAGCTGGCGGCAACATCATTGAAACTGGTGCGCAAATTCATATGAATGGCCCAAGTGCTGCCTCAGCTACATCAGCAGCAGATGCAACCTCTGCATCACCAGATCCTGCATTCTTCACCAATCGGTACCCACTCCACGAGCCGTGGGCTCGTACTGGTACGAAGTCTGATAACACTCACGAACCAAGATATCCATATAACGATCCAGATGTTGGTCGTGAGCATAAAACACGCGGACCCAACTGGCGCCGATAAATAGAATTATGTCTGATCCACGCAACTACCAACCACCTCCTGTTACACAGCGGGATATATCAACACATGCTCCAGGTAATTTTTCAGGGCCAATGGTTCGTGACGTCTCTGCATATGCAAAAGATCTCGCGCGTTGGGAGAATAGTCCTAAACACAAGTTCTTATTCATTACTGAGATTGATATTCACCCGTTTTACGTCGGAATTGCTGACATGGCACGATTTGCTTTATTAACCCAAACAGCATCACGACCAAAACTAAAATTTGAGCACCAAGAGTTTAATGAGTACGGCATCCGCAAGGGAGTTTTAACGAAAACTAGCTTCGAGCCAATCAATTTATCATTCATTGACGACAATGATAATAGTGCAATGCAATTTTTTACAAACGTACTAAGATTGATGAGTCCGATCACAAATATTAGTAATAGTGCTACCGTCGATCAGCGTCAATATGATTTTAGAACGGGACAGGGCACTATCACTAATATTAATACCACTTCAAGAGGCATATCAGTTCAAGAGAATGGTACCAGTGAATACCGACCTAATGTGTACGCACAATCGTCTGGATATCCTGGAGAAAAACTAGCAAGATCTCAAGTTGCTGTTGGCAGTGCAGTCTCTATTTTTAAATCAATTAAGATTCACCACGTACACTTGTATGGTGAGGCTGTGAACACGTTCACATTTATGAATCCGAGGTTGTTGTCTATGGATTTGGATGATTTGGATATGACAGCTGGTGAAGATGTTACCATGCTTAAACTAAGTTTCGGGTACGACTACTTGACATCAGATACAGGAAAGATGACCACAGAAATATCTCAATTGGTTACCTCGAATAATTCAAATGCTGGTGCCCCGTCGTACTATCTGCGTCGTGATTTATCTGCTACAAGTGGTGGACCTGGTAACCAAAATACTCAAACGACAGCCGTAGCAAACGCGGGTGCATCTGCATCTGATTCGACGCGTAAGACAACAGAACAACTGAAACAAGGTGCTACCAATGTAGCAGCAGCACTTGCGCAGGCTGCACAATCAACACTTACCGCAGAACAATCGAGTTATTTGAATTACGCTGCTGGAACATTACGCACCCTCAGTACATAGTATTAATGTGAAAAAAGCCACTCAAGGTGGCTTTTTAGATAGTGGTTGAGTAATTTACGCAGCACTTATGTAGAAATTATTGTGTACATATGTCGCTTTCAATAAACGTTCTAGTTCAATATCAATCTCTGCATCTGCGGCGTCCAATTGTAGTGCTTCACCAACCTTTTGGACCCACTTCAAAACGAAAAACCCCAATTTATTCTGGTCGTATTCTGGCCCACGTTGAATTTCATCGATGAAATACGTAAAGTGTGTTTGCAATCGCTTGAGCATTGGGTGTGTAAACGGAATTTGTTTCGTAACACCACGAAATGTTGCGGAGAGTTTGTTCGTCATCGCAGTAACTGGATCGTACGATGCTTGCTGAGTTTGTACTTCTGTTGCCATATAGCACCTTTTTGAGTAATTGTTGATTAGATATAGTCGATATTGTTCGACTACCATCTGAATTTAGCGGAAATATATTTTGTTGTAAACATTGATTTTTTACTCTATCTTCGACAGTTGAGCTACTAAATAAACAACCGACATTTTCGACATTTAAACTGAGCTTAACGCTCTGTCGACACTATTCAAAAGGACAATAAGTGATAGATCTCCCAACCACACTACACGGCATTACAGTTGACTATTCGAGGGATAGTTTGTTTGATAGTCTCGGCCTCGAGCGACTTAAAGATTCGTATATGATGGAACATGAAGTTTCACCCCAGGAACGGTTTGCGTACGTTAGTAACGCATTCGCATCTAATCCAACACATGCTCAACGTTTGTATGACTACTCCAGCAAGCATTGGTTGAGCTACTCAACCCCTATATTAGCATATGGTCGAAACAAGCGTGGACTTGGTGTAAGCTGCTTCCTTAGCTTTTTGCCTGATTCATCTACAGGTTTGGTAGATACACTATCTGAGGTAAATTGGCTTTCGATGATGGGTGGTGGCGTTGGTGTTCACGTTGGTATTCGTGCTGTTGATGATAAGTCAGTTGGCATCATGCCTCATATGAAAACATACGACGCATCATCTATGGCGTATAAACAAGGACATACGCGACGTGGGTCATATGCGATGTACTTGGATATTAGTCACCCAGATGTAATCGAATTCTTGGAGATGCGTAAACCAACTGGTGATCAAAATACGCGCTGCCTTAACTTACATAATGCTATTAATATTAGCGATAAGTTTATGGAGTTGATCGAGAAATCGATGGCTGATCCAACTGTTGATGATTCGTGGGAATTGATTGATCCAGCGTCAAAAGAAGTTCGTGAAGTAGTATCTGCAAAGGCTCTGTGGCAAAAGTTATTGATTCTTCGCATGGAAACAGGTGAACCGTACCTCAATTTCATCGATACAGTTAATAACGCACTTCCAGAACATCAAAAGAAGCTCGGACTGACTGTAAAAGGGTCGAACTTGTGCTTGGTTGGGGATACAGAAATTGAAATAATGACGATGGATGGCAAAGTATCAAAATGCAATCTTGAAGAATTTGTTAATAATTTTCAACTAGGTTATCTACCGGGAGTCAAGGTTAAAACCTCTGTAAATGATCAGCAAGGCTGGTCTGATGTAACAGCAGCAGCTGCAACTGGAACTGCTACTGAGCTGTATGAGATTGAAACTCCAACCGGCAACGTAATTAAGTGTACACCTGAACACCAAATTTATACTCGAAACAGAGGTTTTGTTCAAGCTCAGCATTTAACCGATACTGACGAATTATTGGAAATTTGATACTATAGAGTTCATCAATCTCAACGCTTAAATTAGGAAAACCAAAATGTTAAAGATAAGAAAAATTCAAGTACCAACAACAGTTGTGTATGATATCTCGGTACCTGACACGGAATCATTTTTTGCAAACAACGTGCTTGTTCACAACTGTAATGAAATTCACTTGGTCACTGATGAAAACCGTACTGCTGTGTGTTGTTTGAGTTCAGTTAATGCAGAGTATTTTGACGAATGGAAGAATGATAAGCTATTCCTAAAAGACGTCGCAGAAATGCTTGATAATGTTCTGCAAAAGTTCATTGATGACGCACCTGATACGATCTCTCGTGCGAGATTCTCTGCAATGCGTGAACGCTCAATTGGTGTTGGCTTACTTGGATTGCACTCATACTTCCAAAAACATATGATTCCATTCGAGAGCGCAATGGCAACTGGTGCAAATATCCGCATCTTTAAGCACATTCGTACGCAGCTTGATATCGCTAATGCTGAACTTGGTGCCGAGCGTGGTAGCAATCTTGATTATATTGAGGCGAATGGGTTGAATGCGCCTCAACGTCGTTTTACACACGTAATGGCCTGCGCGCCCAATGCTAGCTCTTCAATTTTAATGGGAAACTGTTCACCATCTATTGAGCCGTATAAAGCTAATGTGTATCGTCAAGATACTCTGTCTGGTGCATACACGAACCGCAATCGCTATCTTGATAAAATTATTAAGGCACATTGTGAGCAAACTGGTGATGATTACGATGATGTGTGGCGCGACATTCTTGCGAATGAAGGCTCAGTTCAGCATATTAAGTGGATGGATCAGAATACAAAGGATGTATTCAAAACAGCTCTTGAAATTGACCAAATGTGGATCATCGATCATGCTGCAAAACGCCAGGAATTTATTGATCAAGGACAATCAGTTAACACATTCTTTGCGCCTGACGTTAATGTGAAGTACCTACATGCTGTCCACTTCATGGCTTGGAAGCAAGGCCTCAAGGGGTTGTACTACTGCCGCAGTGAAAAACTTGGTAAGGCATCAAAGTTGTCAACAAAGGTACAGCGGGAGAAGATTGAAGATATGAATATGATATCACTGATTGATAATAGTTGTTCGAGCTGTGAAGGTTGACATTGGAACCGTATTTTTACAAGATCAAACATATTCCATCCGGAGCGTACTACATTGGGTCGCAGTATGGTGCTAGTAGCTCGCCTGCAAATTTTTGGGTGAGTTATTTCACATCATCTAAACGAGTGAAGCAACTCATTGAGCAGGATGGTGTTGATAGTTTCAAAATAATACGAATCAAATGTCGAGTTGACGCTCGGGAGTATGAAGCGAGGTTGTTGAAGCGTCTCCTTCGAAAGTATGGTTTTGTTCAATTTACAGAAATGTTGCTCAATCGCAATGTAGCGAAGGGAATTCTGTTGACAGCAGTTGATGTTCAACAGATTTGTGAAAAACGCAAGCCTGCACTGTCAAAGGCTGCCCGACGGTTGTATGACGAAGGGCGACACAACTTCCAAACATCTCCAGCAAATGATTTACCTCACGTTAGGCAACTTCGATCGAGAAAAATGCAAGGTAATACGTATGGGACGCTGCGTAACATAACTGATGAATATCGCCAACAGCAAGCACTTGGCTCTATGGGAAATACAAATGTCCGTGGTAAAAAGTGGTGGACCAACGGCACTATAAACAAACGCTCGCTCGAGCAGCCAGGTATTGATTTTTACCTTGGCACGACAAAATATAAAAAGGACTAACTCAATGAACGCGCAAACAACAAAAAAGAAATCATTACTACACTCAACTCGTAAAACATTTCGGCCATTCGATTATCCATGGTGTTACGAATCCTGGTTGCTGAGTGAGCAGTCTCATTGGCTCCACCTTGAATTACCTATGCAAGAGGATGTCAAAGATTGGAAGAAAAAGTTGACAAAGGAAGAAAAAAACTTCCTGACTCACATTCTTCGGTTTTTCACGCAAGGTGACTTGGATGTTAGTGAAGGGTATGTTGATCATTACCTTCCAGTTTTCAAGACACCTGAAGTGCGAATGATGCTTACATCGTTTGCAGCCCGCGAATCACTGCACGTCGCTGCTTACTCTCATTTGATTGAGACAATTGGTCTACCTGAGACGACGTATAATGAATTTATGCAGTACAAAGAGATGGTTGATAAACACAACTACATCTTCGACTTTGACGATTTTAAATCAGATACTGTACCAACACCGCGCGCTATCGCTAAAAAGATTGCAGTATTCAGCTTATTCACTGAAGGTTTGCAGTTGTTCAGCTCATTTGTGATGTTGTTAAACTTACCTCGCAACGGCTTGATGAAGTCACTTGGTCAAATTATTTCTTGGAGCATTATCGATGAGGAATGCCTGGTACCAGGGACAGAAGTTTTAACTGCAGCTGGTTGGAAACCAATCGAAGCAGTGCAGCTGATTGATTCTGTGCTAACATATGATCCGATAACGCAACGTACTCAATTTGCTTCCCCAACTGGGTTGGTACACAAACAAGTAGATAATTTAATTCAATTTGACGGTCCAGCAATTTCTCAGGTAACATCTCCTAATCATCGGATGATTGGTCAACAGCACGGAGAACCTGTTGAAAAATTAGCAAAAGATGTTCATTCCAATGATATTGATTTCGGTCTGATACTATCTGGTAAAAAACAAGGCCCACTAAAGCACCTAACAGAAAAGCAAAAAGAATTATGCGAATTGTCTGCTCGAGGAGAAGCGGATCTATCTTGGATAGTCCCGCTTTTTGATGCAATCGATAGCAATTGGGCTGAGGAATTTCTACAGCTATATGAAGCGACACGACTTTCATTACGATAGTTACTTGGATTAGTATAAATAGGTTTGTAACAATCCAACTAACTATATGAATTATCATATTGTATATCAAACTACATGTATTCCGACAGGTAAAGTTTACATCGGAGTACATAGCCAACGCCTCCCCCCTTTTGAATTCGATGGGTATTTGGGGTCGGGATTGTTATTGAACCGAGCAATCGAGAAATACAGCGAGCATATGTTTAAACGAGAGACGTTGTTTATATTTCTTACTGCAGAAGAAGCATATGCAAAGGAACAAGAACTGGTCGATATTAACTTTATCCTCGATGAAAATACGTTCAATATTGCACTGGGGGGAACTGGCGGGTTTACCACTGCAAAGTACTCCAGAGGGGAAAGAAGTGCAATTGCCCTGAAATCAGTGGCAACCAAGCGATTAAACGGTTCTTTAAATTTCACCGATGAGCACAAACAAAATATATCGACTGCAGCAAAAATCAGAGCCGCAAAGGGACATATTCCGAACAATGTCGGACGGGTCCACGTAGGAAATGTGTTAGAAAATATCAAACAAGCAGGTAGAACCAGGCGTGGAAAATATATTCGTATTACCGATGGTCGGATAACTGTGACACACAACGCTATTCGACCAATTCCGCCAGGATGGGAACGAGGTGTAGGTTCAGATATACCTCGATTCGTTGCTCACTCCGAGGAATCAAAACAGAAAATCGCTAACAATAAAAATATACGCGGAGTCGTGTGCTATACAGACGGAATTGTCAATCTTAAACTACAACCCGGAGAGACTCCTCCCGATGGATTTAGGTTGGGTATGACTCAAAAGCATAGTAAACGGTGGATCACAGACGGTAGCGTATCAAAATGTATAACAAAAGATGAGCAAATCCCTGAAGGGTGGAAACCCGGACGGATAATTAATTGGAAAAAAGGAAACCCAAAAAATGAATAATGAAGATATTTTAAATATTTTACAAATGTTTGCCGGCCGCACTCCTGCGGTGGAATCGGTCAACAACGTTACAATAACTAACATAGAATCTCCGGCAACGGATGTGTATTGTTTGACAGTGCCGACTGGTGCGTTTGTTATTAAGCACAACGACAAAGTGTCTGTAACAGGTAATTGTCACTGCTCTTCAATGACCAAACTGTTCAAGACATTTCTCTCAGAGCATAAGGATGTGTGGGATGATGAGTTGAAGAGTGAGATCTACTCGATCTGTGAAACAATGGTTAAATTGGAAGACGCATTCATTGATTTAGCGTTTGGTGTTTGTGGTGGCACAATGCGCAATCTTACAGCAGCAGAAGTCAAGCAGTACATTCGCTACATCGCTGACCGACGATTGATTTCTGCTGGTATGAAGGGTATTTTCAAAGTCAAGAAAAATCCATTACCCTGGGTAGAAGAAATGGTTGGCGCTCCCACACACGGAAACTTCTTCGAGAGTAAAGTTACTGACTATGCCAAAGGTGCATTGTCGGGCTCTTGGGATGATGTTTGGGCTACATAATATAGATCGCGTGGCGAATGGAGCTAAATACACGCTAATGTCGCCACGGATTATTCAACATGCCAGGTAAGTATATAGTTAAGCGCAGTGATCCTGCGCTAGCGCCCATCGAGATTCTACCAGCTACACAAGATACGTCAACATCACTAACATTTGTTGGCTATCGGTTCCCAGTATACGGTGAGGCACTGTGGACCAATGTATTGCGTATGTTGGAGAATTTTGCTGCTCCGTCCCCACCAAGAAGTCCAATCACTGGGCAAATTTGGATGGATATGACCACATCACCTGGTGTTCCAAAAGTATATAATAAGCAAGGTGTGTGGGAAGTTATCGGTGCTGGTCTAACAATTGGATCAACTCCACCTACTATTCCTGCAACAATTGATCCACTATATCCACCCGATTTGTGGTTCGATGATAGTACAAACTCACTAAAGTATTGGGATCGAGCTTTAAATAGTTGGGTTGGCATTAATTGTACAGTATTCGCATCGCAGTTGGAATATAATGCACTGGTAGATGAGTTGGTGATTGTTGGAGCAGCACTGGGGTTGGCTGTTCCCACTAACAAGATAATTACGACTGCTGGTTCACCGAATACCCCACCAACGACTTCACAGTGGCAGTTGTTGTTTATTGGGGTACAAACGATTATAGCTCACATTCGTGACACTAATGCCCAATCAGGAACACCTGCTATCAATGCTGCATACTGGATTGAAGCATATAACACGATTGCAGCGATAGTTGCTTCTGGTGAGGATTTCAAGTGGTGCCCTACTGGAACCTCAAGTTTACACGGAATGTCTACATACTTTGAGATATTTGATTTTGTGTATGCAACGTCCACCCACGCTAAGAGTTGGGCAACCTCTTCCAATTTAGCACTACCAAACGCAGTCGATTTTGTACTGTCGTCTGCTACAGCCGTACCTGGTCAAACTATCACGTGCACTTCAACAACTTTTGGTGCAACTTCGTGGTTGTGGAATTTCGGCAATGGGGTTTCTAGTAATCTAGAAGGTCCACACGTATTATCGTATCCAAATCCTGGGACATACACAATCACTCTAACTGCATCTAATTCAACCAGTGTAGGCACAGCTACGGATGTACTCACATCATATGCAAAGCCTGTTTCTAGCTTTAATACAATCGGTCCAGTAGTTGGCATTCCACCACTGTCAACAACATTTATTGATACCTCAACGAATAATCCGACCAATTGGGGTTGGACAGTGACAAATCATGATACTGGTGCCGTTGTAACTACTGCAACAACACAAAACTTTCAATACAGTGCGACAACTAATGGAGTGTATGATATTTCACTGGTAGCTTCTAATCAAGCTGGCGCATCTATTAACACAGCAACTACACAGGTGATCACAACTACATCACCAATTGCAAGCTTCACCCGCACCCCAACGGCAGCAGTTGCGCAACCTCCTCTTACGGTAAACTTCACAGACACGTCTTCGAATTCACCAACTTCGTGGCTGTGGGATTTTGGCGATGGCGCTACCTCAACTGTGCAATCACCTTCTCACATCTATACAACAGTGGGGTTGTTCACAGTTAGTCTTACAGTAACGAACACGGTTGCATCTAATACTGTTACTGTACCTGCGTGTGTACAAACAGTTGTCGCACCAATCGCTAACTTTACATATAGTGGCGCTACAAGTGGAGCCACACCACTTACATTGGCATTTGCAGATACCTCAGCTAATTCACCAACTTCGTGGCTATGGGATTTTGGCGATGGCACCACTTCATCGTTACAATCTCCGTCGCACACATATACTACGAATGGTGTATTCACAGTCACGTTAATTGCTACCAATGCAGCAGGATCTTCAACCAAGATTTCATCAAACATCGTTAGTACACAATTCACTACTAGCATCGTACTCTCAAGTGATGAACAGAACATTGACGTCCGATCTAAGTTAATTGCAGCGGGCTGGAACGGTATTTCACCTGTCTTCGGTTCACTAACAATCAATACTGGTGTGGTAATTAGTGCCAATTCAACGGCACAGTATGCATTGCGCACAGGAGGATCGTTGCCAGTCGGCAGTGATTTTACTATCATCAACTACGGCTATATTGTGGGTATGGGTGGTGCTGGTGGCAATGGTAACTGGCAACATGATGGTGGCGGTGGTGGCAAAGCTGTAAATTGGGTGGTTGATATTCCTACATCAAGTGGAGGTGTTGGTGGTCCGGCTCTGGGACATGATGGAACTCCATATGTATTATATAAAGTACGTAACTACGGAGTAATTGCTGGTGGTGGCGGAGGAGGTGGTGGATCTTATTCTCCATATCAAGTATCTAGTCCAGGTGGAGGTGGTGGCCAATCGGGTCGGACCAATTCTGCAGGTGGATACGGCTGGAGTTATCCAGGCACATTTAGTGGCCCTGGTGGAGCTATTGTACCATCAGGACATGGCAACTCTGGTGCAGGCGGATCTTGGGGTGCAGGAGGCGCGCAGGGTTCTGCTTGGCCTGGTGACTACGTCGCTTCAAACGGCGGTGGGGGTGGTACAGCTGTTGTTGGATCTGGCGGGTTTGCGCTTCCGCTTGGTACATGGGGCACTTGTTACGGAACAATTGCCTAAATACTTACCACACTCATACTTCGTTATACCAGATGGCAACCTCAAATATTGCGTACCAGATCAACTACAGCAACCAAGGTCGTACAGGATACGCAGGGAGTGTTGACAATTTCTTTACTATTGCTCCTCTCGGAACAAACGTAGACCAACCAGTACTATACGATAGTGCTAATAACCAGATTGCTCCTACCCCATTATCGTTGGTATTCACTGGGTACCGTAATCCCGAATATGGTCAAGTGTTGTGGACTAATATGTTGCAACTTCTTGAAAATTTTGCAAGCTCTACTAAACCACAGCACCCAGTACTCGGACAGTTGTGGTTTAATAAGAGTAGCACACTTGGTGCATTGCAAGTGTGTACTGATCCAATTAATTCTGTTTGGAATAATGTAAATTCTCGTATTTTTGTCAGTTCAACCCCACCCGTCGTTAATGGTCCGACGTTATGGTACAATCCTGATAATCGTGGGTTGTTCTTTTGGGATACTACGTTGGCTACAACCTCTGCTGCTGTAGTCTCTCCATATACAACAATTGACCCGACTGGTCCTGTTGATAGTGCAGGTCACCCAACACTACATTCTCAAGTGGGTCTCGCAATTGGAGCAAAGTGGGTTAATGTATTATATCATCGATATGCTGCAGTTGCAGAATATAATTCCTTAGCCACGCAGTTTGCTGCATGGAATATGGTTGGTCGTCCAAGCGTATTGCCAATAAACCATCAACCTACAGACGTCGAGTGGCTGGCACTATTCACATACGTAAAGCAATTCGGCGATGCACTAACTCCACCCGTAGACACGTCTACACTGGTACCTACTACATTTAGATATTACTCAACTGATCGATTTGGGTTCCAATTGCTCCAACAGTATTATGATGCTTTAATTGTAGTGTGTAATGCCATTTTTACACGCCTCGCCACCAATCAAACACCTGTTCCGGTTGCAGCTTTTGCACCATCTCTCGCACAGGGTGTTGCACCAATGTTGGTTAATTTTACTAATAATAGCGTACATGCGTCTGGTGCAACTCACTTGTGGAATTTTGGCGACGGCACAGCATCGACAGACATCAACCCAAATCATACATTTACAGTTGTGGGTACGTATACAATAACTCTAACAGTTACAAATACAG